TTGAAATATTAAAAAATGTGCAAGACAAGGAGTATATAAATAATCTATGGAGTAGCAATATTAGTATAAGAGAGAAAATTATTGAGCTTAAGAATAATATTAAAGAGTTAGAAACATATAATGAGGTAGAATATTATAAAAATACAAGTTATATATTATTTCAATATTACGATACTGTTGAAAAGCAATCAAATATAAGTAATACACACACCTCTATATCCAATGGTGTATGTATTTCTTCAAGCGAATTATTAAGCAGACAACCAAAAATATATAAAAATGATTCGAAGAAAAAACGTTCATCCGTCTCTGCAACAACAATAAATGTATTAGATGCGCTTAATAATTTAAATGTAGAAAATACTACTAATCATACTAATACTACAACTAATACATACGAAACCTATTCTAATACTAATCCTACTAATACATACGAAACCTATTCTAATACATATGATACTACTAATAATAAGGATAATGTTATTGATAAAAGTTCACTGGTTGATAAATACATGTCTATAATAAATAAAAAATATGTTAGAAATGTTGAAGATGAAGATATAGAAATATGTAAGAATTGCAAAAATCAAATGACGTGTTTACAGCATGATGCAATAATTATTTGTAATATTTGCGGGTACCAAGAATTACTTCTTGTAGAACAAAATAGACCTATATTAAAACAAAATACAAAGGATACTTCGCATTTTAGTTACAAAAGAATTAATCATTTTAGAGAATGGTGTAATCAAGTTCAAGGTAAAGAAAGTACAGATATTCCAGATGAAATATTTGAAAAGATTTTGACGGAAATAAAAAAAGAAAAGATTGTGGATACAAAAACCATAACATATAATAAAATGAGGGATATTCTTAAACGTCTCCGAATAAATAAATATTATGAGCATATAAATTATATTATTAATAGAATTAATGGTATACCTACACCACAATTTAGTCAAGAACTTGAAGATAAATTATGCAATATGTTTAGAAATATTCAAGCGCCATTTTTAAAACATTGTCCGAAAGATAGGAAAAACTTTTTATCATATAGTTATGTGTTGTATAAATTTTTTCAAATATTAGGTTTGAACGAATATCTTAAATATTTCCCATTATTAAAAAGTAGGGAAAAACTATACGTTCAAGATCAGATATGGAAAAAAATATGTGGAGAACTTAATTATGAAATAATACCTTCTTTGTAATTTAATTTATTAAAATCCATTAGGAAATCCAACCATTCTAAAACCGGCACCTAAACCAACACCTTGTCTTGCTCCTGATGAAACTGTAGGTGATAGTAAATCAAGAACAGAGAATGTGCAAGCGGCAGTTAATGCGAGCATCAATATTTCACTCCAATCTAATTTATTATTAGGTAATATAAGTGCGACAAATGCGACAATTAGACCTTCAAAAGCATATTTAAGAAGTCTTATTACAACATCCCAAAAATCAACAGAATATTCCATTATACTTATTAATATCTATTATACTATTATAATAATACAAAATATTTTAGCAATATAGTAGTCTTTCTAAATACGCTAATATAATAATATTATAGATTAAAAAATATATAAGATTAATAATATATTATATTATTAGAAAAGATATTAGAATGTCAGCAGAAGTAGCAGAAGCAGTAGCACAAAAAACAGAGTTAACAAGTGTTAAAGAGGTTGATTATCTCGATGAAGATAAACCGATTAGATCACAAAACTTTGCTCTATTGTCTTTTTTAAGTCCTGAAGATGTTTTGGTTAATAAGGAGGCATATATGTTCAGCAAGTTCATTACAAAGTTTAGCGATGATATGAATGCTCTACTTGAGGGTATTTCATCAAAATATGGTGATTCAAAAGATTTTGTTGATTCGGTTAAAGAGAATAATGCGTTTATCTTTAATCCAAAAGATATGAGCGAACAATATGCGTTTTATAAATCAATAAACAACCATGACCTTGAATCATCATATCATCGTGATAATAATTTTATTACATCTATCCGCGGTATTAAAGTGCGAGGTGTATTTGATACAATGGAAGAAGCAAAAAACCGTTGCGAGTTTATTAAAAAGATTGATAATAAATTCAATATTTATATTGCACAGGTAGGTTGTTGGTGTCCTTGGTCTCCTAACCCAGAATGTTTAGAAAATCAAGAATATGCCGAAACACAATTAAATACCCTTATGAAAGAGTACAAGAAAAATATGAACGACAAGGATGTTCTTTTTGAGGGTCGTAAAAACGCGCTTTTTGCAAATAATAAACCAGAACCGGGTAATGATATAACAATTGTTGACGAACCCAAAGTGGCTGATGGTTCCGAACAAGTATCCAGCGAACTCCCTGTCCAGGATACGTCGGTTGACCCAGTTGACCCAGATGCTTCGGATGCAGTCGAGGATGCTGTTGCAAATGCATCAGCCGCTTCGACAGAGCCTGAAGTTATTGAGATGTCTGAAATTAAAAAGAGTATTGAACAAATTGATGCTTGGAGTTCTCAAAAACTTGGTATTGAATAATTACCATATAATCAAAATCTACTATTTTTTCTTATTTCTTAATATTAAAGAAATGAAAGCAATTGCAATATTTTTACTATTTATAGGGTCTATACTAATTATTCAAGGATATTATAATACTAAATCAGTATGCAAGAAAGACAAGGTTATTGTTAAATATATACCTCGCAGTACTTACGAGGAACAATTAAAACCAGATGAAAGCCTGAAAATATTTTATAGGAGTATGTTTGAAGACATTTTCTTATATCAGCGTTAATATTTTTATTTTTATCCTCAATATTAGTAAATGGATATATTAAAAGATATTGAAAAAAACTTTCTGAATATTAATATATCTGAAAAAGATACAGATAAAAAGGGTGCCAAAGACCCATTTAATAATGCTAATGCTTTGAAACTGAATGAAATAAAGAAGCAAATAAACGATTATTTCAAAAACAAGGAAGACGAAAATAATATAATTTTACAAAAAAAATTAAAGTACGAAGATAATTACAAGTTTGCAAGAGATAGAAATAATAATAATTATTTTATTTTTTTAGAAAAAAAGAGAGAATTATATAACATATTTATAGAAACTAAAACACTTGCATCACTACACGAATATTTAAATTACAAAAATACTGATTATAATCATATCCCAGATGTATATACATATGAACATATTAATCTCGAAGAAAAGGTAAAAGTTGACGTACCGATTGATAAAAAAGAGAAAGATTGTCCGCCAGGCAAAGTATTAAATCCTAAAACAAATCGATGTGTAAATGACAAAACAAAGAAGGACGACAAGAAGGCAGAAAAGAAGGACGACAAGAAGGCAGAAAAGAAGGACGACAAGAAGGCAGAAAAGAAGGACGACAAGAAGGATGATAAGAAGGATGATAAGAAGGATGATAAGAAGGATGATAAAAAAGAGAAAGATTGTCCGCCAGGCAAAGTATTAAATCCTAAAACAAATCGATGTGTAAATGACAAAACAAAGAAGGCAGAAAAGAAGGACGACAAGAAGGCAGAAAAGAAGGACGACAAGAAGGATGATAAGAAAGAGAAAGATTGTCCGCCAGGGAAAGTATTAAATCCTAAAACAAATAGATGCATCAAAGATGTTAATTATAAGCCATAATATGAATATTGATATTTAGAAGAATTAATAATTTTCTTTTCGAACTGTGTAAATAGGAGATATTATGGACAAAGATAAGACATTTAAAATAAACTGGATTAGTTTTTTTGTAGCATTTTTATTAGGAATTTTTTATGTATATATTTCATCACCACCTATAAGAAGTGTTATAAAATACCCAACGCCTTATAATGCAAATAAAATAGTATATTCAAATCATAATAAGCAATGTTATAAATATAATGCAGAAGAAGTTAAATGCACAGAAACATCAATAACGCAACCTATAATATAATTATTTTGTATTATCAAATAATATTTATTTTTTAAATTTTTATAGATTAGAATATAAATGAATAAAAAGAGAATTGTGAAGGAACCTATTACGGGGATAAGAGTAACAATTGACAGATTATTTTATGACGAAACCGGACAAATTATAGTTAGTGCTTTATTTGGCCTTGCATTAGCTTTATTGTTTAGACGTATATGCAAAGATAATTGTGTATTATATTCAGCGCCAGATATTCAAGATAT